GCGCCCACGGCCCATCCGGCGCCGGCCGCCCGGTCGGCGTCGTCCGTTTCGTAATCGTCCACGGCCCCAGGACCGCCGCCGTACTGCACCCGCCGAGCAGGAACGCGCCGCCGGCGCCGCGGACGCTCAAATGGCCGAACACCGTCGGCGCCTACAGGACGTTGCCGTCCGGCCCAGTCCACGGCCCGGCCGCTTTGAAGTTGCCCGACACTTTCGGCACGGCCAGCGTGCAATCGATCGACGCATCGATGTAGGCGAGCCCTTCCCAAAAGAATGTCGCCTCGTTTTTGTTCGGCGTGAGCTTGAGTGTGCCCGGCACCGTGGCGACGGCCGCATGGAACAACGTGAGCTCCGCCGAATTCCAGAAGCCACCGAGCGATCCGGACACGTCCGGCAGCCCCGGCACGTACACTTTGTTGGTGTCGCCGAACGCCGTCACGTCCTCATAGTCGGCTGAAAAATCGGCCTTCCACGCGTTGAGCGAAATGATCTCCGCCTCGACGCCGCCCGGCGGCGTCCCCGGCGTGTACATCACCGAGCCGTATCGTCCCGTCAGAATCGCCATGATCGCATCCCTTCCGTGTTAGTTCGGTGCAAAGAGCTCATACACGCCGCCGCGGTGATACCACCGCAGCGATCGATCCTCGTCGTCGACCTCGAGCAGCCGCACGCGCCCGAGCCGCGCGATCGTGACGCCGGCCGGATAGCCGCCGACCGTCAGCGCCGCGTCCTGGAGCAGCGTATCGATCCGGAGCGCCGCGGCCCGGATCTCCGGCCCGGTGACCACGGCCGTATGCCCGACGGCCGTCACCCGGTAGCGCACGACCTCAAACGCGCGGCCGGCGCCGAACGTCGCGCCGTCCGTCGCCTCGAGCACGGCCACCATGACGAACCGTTGCGCGCCTGGCGGGACATCATCGAGCCATACCCCGTCCGGTTGCAGCGCCGTCAGCGCCGCGTCGCCCTGGAGCAATCCCACCAGCGCCGCGTCGAGCTCGCCACTATCACGCGGCATCACGCACCGTCAGCCCCTGGCGCTCCATCAGCGCCACCAGCTCGCGTTGCAGATCCCGGCGCGCGATCGCAATCCGCGGCCCGAACCGCCGCGACGCCGGCGCCGCCGGCATATAGCCGCGATAGGCGGATTTTTTCCCGCGCTTGCCTTTGGTCCAGCGCGCTTTCGAGCCCCGCTCGTAGACGTTCGCCCACCACGTCGTATTCATGACCGAAAACGTCACGCCGAACGGCCCGATCGGTTGCTCGAGCACGGACACGCCGCCGGCGAGCTCGCCGGACACATGCGGATAGTTCGCCCGGATGCTCGCCGCGGCGCCGTGCGCGGCCGCGCGCGCCAGGGGAATCGCGCCGGCCGCCAGATCCGCCGGGAGCGCCGTGAGCCCGCTTTTTAAATCGGCCATCCCGTCCCACACGACGCGGATCACTCGATCACCTCCGCACAGAGCAGCGTCATCACGTCGCCACGTTCGGCGACGTTCTCGACGTAGACGACGGAAAAGAGCCGCGGCCCGCGCACCGGATCGTTGTAGCGGATCCGCGTTTTCGTCGTGATCCCCGGATGGTAGCGTCCGACCAGCACGTGGGACGCCGTGGCGCCGACCGTGCCGGCCATCGGCCGTTCGAGATCCCGCGGCCCGGCCGATCGGATACTGCAATCGAGTTGCCCCGGCGTGAGCGGCGCCCACGTGTCCCGATAGCCGCCGTCGCCGTCGGCCACCGGCGTCGGCGCCTCGAGCGCCACGACGTACCGCCAATCGCCAATCGCCATCACGCCAACGCCGGATCCCGGCGCCGCGCCAGGAGCCGATCGATACACGTCCACACGTCGCCGGCGCTCGTTTCCTGCACCGCGTCGCCGCGCTCCTGATAGAGAAAGGAGAGCAGCACTAAGATTGCGCTTTTCACGTCGCCGGGCACCGTGTCGGCCGTCCACGCCGGATCCGCTTGCGCCTTGAGATGCCAGAACACGATCGCGCACGCCGCCGATCGCTTCGCCTCCACGTCGCTATCGTGATCGCTATCGCGGATCTTCAAATGCTCTTTGGCGCCGGCGAGCGTCACCAGCTCCGGCACGACGACATCCGGCGTCGGGCTCATCGCCCCCCCCGCTTGACCGCGAGCCGCCAGGCCGCGGCGCCGTCGGTTGTCGCCGGCCGCGCCGTCGTCGCCTGGCGCGCGATCCACAGCGATCCGTCATGCGTCACCGCGTCGCCCTTCACGTACTGGCGGCCGGCCGCGTACGTCCCGGCGTCGAGCACGACCGGAAACACCAGCCGGCCGAGCTCGCGCACGCGTTCGCCGGCGATCGCTTTCACTAGGACTTCGCGCTCGCTCACTTGCTCGAGCACCAGATCGCCGAACGTCAGCCCGTCGGCGCCATCCTTGCCCGCGGCGCCGTCCGCGCCGGCCGGCCCCGGCAGGAGCGGCCGCGCCTCGAGCGCCGCCACCCGATGGCGCACGTCGGCGGAAAGCTCCGCCATCTTGAGCGCCAGATCCCCGAGCGCCGCTTTGACAATCGCGCCGGTGACTTCCGCCAATTGCTCGAGCGTCACGCCGCCACCCCTAACGCTTGATGAAACACGGCCAGGAACGCGCCCGCGTCGACCTCGAGCGCCTTCGTCGCCGGCGTCGCGCCGTCCGGCTCGCGCGCCGCGAGCGGCACCGCCGGCGCCCCGGCCGGCCCGGTCGGCGCTTTCACGAATGGTTGATCCCGATCGCGCTCCGCCAGCGCCGCCAGTGAGTAGTACTGTTGCTGCACCATCGGCGACGCGCCGCCGACGACCGGCCCCAGGCCGTAGTACTTCGCGCGCGCCTCGTTCGGCGACAGCGCGCCGGCGCCGATCGCGTCCGCGGCCGCTTTGGTCCGGACATCGGTATTCATCCAGATCAAATCGTCGATGTCGAATTCCGTCCCGAGCGATGGCGCGAGCTCGAGCCCTTCATCGAGACAGGTCTCGATCGCGGTGACGAGACTCTGAAGACACTGTGAATAGAACAGTTGCACCAGACTTTCGGAATCGAGCCCGCCCGGCGCCTGGCCCTGATTCACCATGTAGAGCGGCACGTGATAGCAGCCGCAGATCGTTTCCGCCCCGAGCCGGTACTGTTCAATCAGTTGCGAGTCGGCCGCGTTCGTCGTGAGCGTCTGATATTTCATATCGGCGCCCAGGATCGCCACCTTCCCGACGTTCGGCCCGCTAAAGCCTTCCTGCCACGCCTTTTTCAGTTTGGCGATTTGCTCATCGCCGATCCCTTGCGGCGCTGTGAGAATTCCGGACGGCCGGCCGCCATTGGCAAAAAACGCCGACTGATTTTCGGACGCCGCGAGCCCTTGCGCCGCCGTCGCCGCACACGCGTAAATCGGCGACACGCCGATCAGCGGATGATAGAGCGCAATCATCACGTCGTGAATAATCTCGCTCGCCGGCACGACGATCCGATCCGGCAGGTCGACCACCGGCGCGCGCGTGATCGCATCGCTGGAGAGCTCATCGCGCACCAGCTCGTAATACACCGCGCCATCGGACGCAATGAGCACCGTGACTTTGCACGGATCGAGCACGTAGAGCGCGTTGACTACGCCGCGGATGTCGCGTTGCTTGAGCGCGTACGCGTTGCCGTGTACGAGTTTCGACAGGAGCCAGGACTCAATAAATTTTTGCGTCGTCTGGTAGCGATTCGGTTTCCGCAGGACTGGCGAGTACGCCGAATTGCTCACCTCATGCCAGATCCCCAGGCCGTCGCGCTCGAGCAGCCGGAGCCGCATTTTGCCGATCTCGCGCGCAATCAGATCGACGCACGTAAAGACGATCGGATTGAGCAGCGCCGACGGCCCGGCGAGCTCGTCGTTATTCTGCCAGGCGCCCGGATACGGATCCCGCACGACCGCGGCCGGCACCCATCCGCCGCGCGTCGCGCCTGGCCGTGCGCGTGACAGCGTAAATCCGAACGGTAACCGCATCCTGGCCCCTCGAGAAAAGACCCGACCCCACGCCGGCGCCGGCGCGGATCCCAGGTCCGCGGCCGGCGTCGACGTGTCCGCGCGTGTGTTAGGCGTGCTTGATGGCGCCGCCGCGATCGAGCATCGGCGCGCCGCCTGGCGTGACGACCGTCGGCGTGTACGCCGCCCCCGTCACCAGTTGCACCGCGCCGGCGACCGAGCGTTTCCAGCCGATAAACTGTTCGGCGCGGAGCCCGATCAAGTTGTTCTGCCAGAGCGAGACCAGTACCTGCGTCCCGTCGTCGACCGGCGCATCCGACATCTGGAGTGATGCCTCGCGCGACAGGTCGACCGTGATCCCGCCGTCGTCGGCGACCAGAATGTACGGCGTCGACACCCCGATCACGTTCGTTTTGGCCGCGTTGGACGCAATGACCGACACCCCGCCGATCGTCCCGCCCGTCGCGCCCATCGTGTTGAGCCCGAGCGCGAACGCGTTGCCCTCCGACAGAATGATCGTCACGCTCGAGAGTGGAATCCCGGCCGCGACAAACTTCGACAAGAGCAGATTGATATCCGCGGCCGGATCCGTCGTCGCCGCCGTGCCCACGATGCCATTCGTGATCGAGCCCGGTTTCACACCGGCGACCGCCGCGACCGCCGGATCGAGGAATTGCTCATCGCGGAATTTGGCGATCCCGTTGACCAGCATTCGCCGGAACACCTGTTCCGCTTTCGGGCTCGAGCTCCGCGCCAGTTCCTCCGAAAACGCGATGATCCCGGCGATCTTCGTGTTCGGCACCGAGTCGGACGTGAGCGCGCCCTTGCTCACCGGCTTGGGTTTCGTTTCCCCCGTCCAGTTGACCGTCGCGCCGGCCGTTTCGATCGGCACCGGCACGCCGAACGGCACTTCCGACAGCCCTGGCAGCCGGCCGATCACGCTCAACGGCTGCACCAGTTCGATCAGCTCCTGGCCGAACCCCGGAATCTGTACGAGCGGCTTGGCCCAGTTGGCATCCGTCGTCGTCGCCGGCGCCACGGCCGCCTTGAACGCGAGCCCGACCTCCGGCGTATCACGCCAGCGCGACGCCGCATAATCGGCCGCGTCCGATCGGGAGCCCTTGCCGACGATCAGCGCCATGCAATAGCGCGCCGCGAGCGTGCCCGGCGGGAGCATGGATTTGACCCGCACGACCGACCGCGGCGCCGGCATCCCGGCCGGCAGCGCCACCGGCCGCGCGCTCGAGACCTGCGCCGCCTCAAACGCTTTAAGCCGCGTCAGCGACTCGTCGACCGATTTGACTTGCACCGTCAGCCCGTCATACTCCATCGCCGCGTCGCCCTCGAGCTCGGGGCCATTGGCCAGGAGCTCGCCCATCCGCTGCACGTGTCCCACGCGATCGCCCTCGAGCGTCGCAATCTGTTCCGCCGTCGTCATGATCGATCCTTTGCGCGCCGTGTCGCCGGCGCCGGGAAGTGAGCCCGACGCGGCCCAGGTTTTAATCGCCAGAATCGCCGCTTCCGGATTCATCGGCAGCGTGACGAGGGAGAGCTCATGCGCCTCGATCTTGCGGAGCCGGCGCGCGCCGCTTTTCAGATATTCGATCCCGTTCTCGAGCGGCCGCCACCCGATCGAGACCGCGCTCAGGAGCCCGGCTTTAATCGACTGCCACGCCTCATCGCAGCGATCGCGCAGGACGCCGGGCTCGTCGATCGTCGGAATCGTCGCCGTGAATGGAATCCCCGTTGCCGTCGGCGTGCCGAACGTCACCCGCCCGATCGGCTTTTGCTGATCGTGATGAAACAACAGCGGGAGCGGATTGCGATAGGTGACGCCGAACGGATCCACGCTATCGCCGCCGCGGTCGATCGTCGGCGTCGTCGCAATGCCGGTGAACGTCCGCGCCGCGTCGTCGATCGCTTTGACTTGGAGAAAGGAAATCACGCCGGCGACTATCACACGGCGCCGCGGCCGCCGGCATTTTCAGACGCCGGAAAATCCATTAGTACACGCCGGAAAATTCCCGCCGGCCGTACGGCCCTGGCGCCCACCACGGCCAAGCCGTGTCCATGCACGCCGGATACGCGATCCACGCCACGATCCGACCATCCTCGAGCACCGTCGATCCGATCGCTAGATCGAGCTCCCAGCGCGTGACGCCTGGCGCCGCCGGCGGCCCGTCGTCGGCCTCGAGCGCGAGCGCCAATTGACTCACGGCCCGATCCGGCGGAGCTCCTGCCGCACCATTTGCGCGATCGGCATGTCGAGCGCCAGCGCCTTGCGCGCCAGCCGATCGAATTCCGCCGGCGTCAGCCGGATATACATCCGCACCGTGCGATCGGCCTCTGGCACCCGCGGCCGGCCGGCGGCCCGGCGCGCGCTCGTCGTCGGCGGATCTTCATTGCCCATTCGATCCCCCCCTACACAATTTCCATGTGATATTCGACCGCGCGCGATTGCCCGCGCAGCCACCCGCCGATCGCCCATAGGAGCGCGTCGATCGCGTCGATCTTGTTCGCCGATTCGGCGCCCTCCTTTTTCGGGACTAAGGTATCGTCCGTGCGCCGCGTCACCACCACGTTCGACGCCTGCCACCTGAGACACGTGTTGCCGTCGTGCCGGATCTTGCCGTGCTTCACGCGCGTTTCGAGCTCGCGCGCCGGTGGCGTACAGGTTTTGGCGTTTTTGCCTTCGATGCGCGCCGGGAGCCCGTCGTTGGCGAGCGTGCCGGCCAATTGAATCGAGCCGAATTGATCGAACACAATATCGCGCACCTGAAACCGCCGCGCCGCGGCCCGGATGTCGGCCTCAATCACCGAAAAGTCAATCATGTTGCCGTCCGTCACTTTCACGATCCCGGCTTTCACCCAGGCCCGATACTCCGGCACGGCGCGCGCGCGCTCCGCAATCACCAGCGCCGGCAGATACATCGTTACGAACGCGTACAAGATCCCGTCCCGCTCAAACACCAGCGCCACGGCCGCCAGATCGTCGAGTTGCGCCAGGTCGGCGCCGATATAGCACGGCTCGCCCTCGAATTGCTCGAGCGTCACCGGCGCCGCGCACGCGTCCCACTGCGTGAGCGACAGCCACGTACTCGCCGCGTTCGCCCACTGCGAACACATCTTCACGCGGAATTCCGCCTCGAGCCCCGCCGTCGCTTGCGCGTCGATCGCGTAGCCGCGCACCCATTCGAGTGTCGGTGTCGTGCCGATCATCGGCATCGCTTTAATCCAGGTACTTTCCTCGCGCCAATCGTCGCCCTCGTCGAGCGTGTAAATCAGGCCGCACATATGATCGGCCGTGACGACGCCCTGGAGCACTTTGATCAACGTGCCGCGGAGCGCGTAGCCGACCGATTGCAAATCGTGGCCGGCCGTCGTCGGACACAGCAACAGCGGATTTTGCCGTGCGCCTTGCGCGCTTTTCAGTACGTCATGCAGCTTGAACGATTGCGCGTGGGACTCGTCGAGCACGATGCACGACGGATTGAGCCCGTCTTGGGTACTAGCCTTCGCGTTGATCGGCCGCATCGTCGCGCCGTCATCCATGAAAATCGACGACGCGAACACCCGCAGCCCGAACGCGCGGAGCCAGGCCGAACGCCGGATCATTTTCTGCGCAATTTCAAACACGATCCGCGCTTGCGAGCCCGTCGCCGCGCCGCAGACGACGGACGCGCCCGGCTCGTCTTCGCGGAGCATGTGATAGAGCGCGATCCCGGCCATCAGCGTCGACTTCGCGCCCTTGCGCCCGAGCTCGAGATAGACGACGGTAAAGCGCCGGCGCGTCGGATCCGCGCGGAGCCGCCAGCCGAACAGCAGCGCCACAAAAAACACCTGAAACGGCGCCAGCGTGATCGTCGGCGTCGCCCACTTGCCCGACGTGTGCGGCAGTTGCTCGAGAAAGTGACACGCGTCGAGCACGTAGGCATCCGACCACACGAACGGCGCCGCCGGATCCGCGGCCGCGGCCGCCAGATCCCGCGCCTGGCGCTCGATCG